GCTGACCCAAAAGAAAAACCCCCGGCATGGCCGAGGGCTGAATGGTGGCGGTGGGCGTGGAGTGCTTTAGTTATTGGCGGGATCGACCCACCAGCCGGATTCGGTCCCGCCCCATCCTTCCCGGAGGGCGGCGATAAGCACCTCCCTTGGTAGCATCGCGACCAACTCGTCGCCCCGGAAGATGGGCATCATGGGTTCGTTGGCAAGATACCCGAAGGCTAGGGAGATGTGTTCCTTCGTTGCTGGACAATGAAACTCTAGGCTTGGGTGTTTTGTCTCCATCTCTATACCTCCGTTGCCAGGGCGGCGTCGATGCTGGGATATATCCTCTCGCCAGTCTTGACCGCGCCGGACCATGTGGAGACGATCACCTGTCCCCATTGAGGCGTCAGCTCGGTGACGAACCACCAGGTCGTCCCATCCGCCTCGGTGTATGCCGCGCCCGACTCCAGCCGCTTCCGGATGCGGAGAGCCTTGGCCTTACGGCTCACCCAGAGCGCGGCCTTCTGGCGTGGTCGTCCCTTCGCTCCGGGGATGGTCGTGGCTAGACCTTGCTCCTTTAGTAGCTGGTATACCCGCCCGGTGGTTACGCCAACCGTCCGGGCTATCTGGGCGGCGTGGGCGTTGGGGTTCTCGGCCCGTATCGCCAGAACCTTGTCGCGGGTTGTCATCTAGTTTTCCTGTATCTCGGCTAGGATGCGGAGTAGGTCTAGCGAGTCGATGTCCAATCGCTCGGCCATGTCGTGATGGTTCTTGCAGACAAACCAGTTATCGCAATCGCATTCCACTTCTAGCCATTCCCCGGATTCTAGCAGTCGGTTTCGCATCGTTGCGAGGGTATAGTCGGCCCAATTCAGGGCATCACCGGCGGCGTTGCGGTCTTCCAGCGGGCGAATATAGCGTTTAAAATCGGCAATCAGAATATGTCGTTTGTCTCGGGTCGTGTTGTCCATCTCATCTCCTCCTTGGCTTATCGCCTACTCCCCGAAGGGAGTTTCGGCCCGGAGCCACCGGGCCTCGTCAGGGCGGGTTATGCGAAGGCTTTGTCGTAATGTACGAACCGGGTCTTGATGACCTCATTGGAGATTGTGTCGCCGTCGCTTGCCAGAGTTTTTCGGATGTATTCGCATTTGATACGGTCGCCACTGGCGTCCCAAGTGTATCCAGATGTCCCCGCATCGGAAGCGTCGAAGTTGTAGAGCGGGCTGATGTCGATCCACTGGCGTGATCCGTCCGGCCATTCGACCTGGAGTCCTGCGCTCATTGCGCGGCTGACTTTCCGTTCTAGCTTCTTCTGTTGTTCCTCGGTTATCTCCCCGACGATGACGTTGACCTCTCTGACTGTGTCCCGGTGGATGGTGCAGTAAATGTTTCCTAGCATCTCGTTTCCTCCTCCTTGTTGGCCGGACTTGCCACCGGCTCTTGTGGGTTACGGCCCCGAAGGGCTGGCTCACCTTATTTGCTGATTGCCTCGACCCTGATGTCGATGTATCCGCAATGCTTCATCAGGTCGATGGTGTACTCGATGTCTTTGTCGGCTTTGTTGATGGTGATAACCTGGCCGGATTCGTGGGTGGCTGTGATCTTGTTGTTCATCTCGTTTCCTCCTCTCTTGCTTTACTATGTATATTATAAGGGACGCCGCTATAAACTGTCAAGCGTTTTGTATACCAATCCGCAAAACTCGTTGATATTGGATGACGCCAGATAGCAACGACCCCGGCGGGAGGTGGTCTCGCCGGGGCCGCTACTAGGAGGTGAAAGAGATGAAATGAATGCTATCTAAGCGTTGGCGTGGTCTTCCAGGTGCCGGACCAGACCCCCGCGGAGGTCGCGGACATCGGTCTTGATCTCGGAGATGTCGTCCCGGAGGGCGTCCAGCTTGGTGACAACGACCTGGTATCGGTCAGAACTGCCGTTGCCGTGGCGCCGGCTGATGATAGCCCAGGCCACGACCACGACCAGGACTCCGATGGGTCCGACGATCTCGGCCAGCCCTGCCAGGTCCTCCACCTAGGACTCCTCATATAGCCAGACACATATCTCGTTATTACTATCGACCTCAACGCAAAGGGTTTCGATCTTGATGGAGACCGATTTCGTTTGGGCTACGCCATCCGAGTCGGTCGAGTATATGTCATGGGCAGTACACCGGCAGACCAATTCCGACAGGTCGCCGCCCCAGTATTCGTCCCGCTGATGTCCGGCAGCATGGCCGTTACAGTTACATCCAACCTCTGCCAGGACTGAATTGATGAGGTCTTCACGTTCTAAAATATCTAGTTCGTCCGCTGTATTGACATCGATATTCGATAATCCTGACAATCCGGTAAACGGTCCTAGAGTGCGTCTAGACATTAGTCTGCACCCCCTCCCAAAACAAATTCAACTGTTGGTCTGCACTCCCCCAACGTAAATCCTCTCAGTCGTGCCCCCCTTCTGGAGATAGACCGAGTTGGTAATCATTATTCCGAGATTGTAGTAACTCATATTAGCCGTCGCCGAATGGGACGCTGGAACGGCGGTGTTGATGCCAGCCTCCATAGCTGCTATCAGGTTTGACCCATCGTAAATATTCATAGGGTCAGCCACCCCTGACTTTGCGATACTGGCGATCTGTTCCTCAACGCCCGATGACGGTTGTCTGGTCGTAGTTGCTGTACCCATAAGCTGGGCCACGGCGTCACCTATAGCCATAATCCCCCCCTAATGTCCGAATAACCTGATCCATGCGAAGTCCTGCGCGGCCAAGGCTACGCCGCCGCCGCCAGCCGCCGCCGCCCACTTGATACCAGTTCCCTCCCCGGAGTCAGCGGTCAGGACATAATCATTAGTGCCAACCGCCAACATACTCGGCACTCCGGACCCATCCCCGACCATCACATGGCCCTTGGTCGCCATCGTGGCAGTCACCGCGACTGCTGATGTAGAGTTCCCGACCAAGATTCCGTTGGCCGTGAAGGTCGTCGCCCCGGTGCCACCATTCCCGACCGGCAACGTGGAGGTGACCCCGGTGTCGAGGGCGACCTCGTTCCAGGCAGGGGCGTTGCTCGTTCCGGTGTTGGCGAGGTATTGAGTGGACGTTGTGCTTTTAGCCAATCTGATGGGCGTGTTAGCTCCAGAGGCTATCACAATATCCCCTTGAGCCGACATCACGGCAGGGGCGGTCATATTGAGATTGTCCCGAAGGTGGGTATTGAGGTCAGAACTTAAAACGACGTAGCCGCTGGCCCAGGTCTTTGGTGAAGTCCAGCTAATTGTCTCCTCCTATACCGTGGTCGCTGTTTTCTTGTCTGAGCGTTGCCACGGTCTCTCCTGGTTCCCAGTTACGGTTGACCGCCGAGGCTGGGTTGCGACCGCTCCAGGGCCGCTTGAGTAGCTCTGCCTCGATGGCCTTCCGGTTGGACGGGATGGTCACCTTGAACCACTTCCCATCGTTGGCGGCGTTGGCGCATATGGGACACATATAAACCAATTCGTCCAGATTGATGATCAGGGCATCATTACATCCCTGGCAGTTCACCAGCCATATGCCATGATTGATCCGGGCCGCTATCGTCCCGGAGGTGTTGTCCTCGGTCGGGTCGGGTAGTGGGCCGAATCCCATCCCCATATACATCCTCCGGACCATAACCAGATACGGCTCCGGCTGGAGGTCGTTATGCTGGACTATGTAATCATCTGCCATTTAGTATGCCAGCCTTGTCGAAGTTCCGAGGGCCGAGGTATTCAAGACCCAGAAGTCGGAGAATTGGACGGCGTCCGAGAGGAGGTATGTCACCTGATGGAGCCGGTTGGCGTCGATCTGGTGACTCACCGCCTCTATGAAGAAATCCCGGTTCACGGAGAGGTCCGCTGTGTTGTCTGCGACTACGGTCACCCGTTCCGATATATCCCGGTCCAGCATCTCATTGATGGCGTTGGTGTCCCGGTTGGCGAAATAGGAAAGCTGGAGGACTGCGGTCGGGTCTTTATAGACCGAGAGGTTATAGTCGGCCCAGTCCAACGCCTCACCGGTGTCCGGGATGAACTTGGTCCGGCTCGGCCAGGTCCGATTCCCGAAGGCGGTCTTGGAGGTCGCATCCTCCTGTTTAATAGAGGCCGGGTCGTCCGCCGTGATGGCCGTCCCCCTGGCCTGGAGTTTGGTGATGTAAGCGGTGGCCGAGGTATTATTTGTCAGGGTGATGTCCATCGTCTCCGAGGACTTGCTCACGGAGATGCCGATGGAGGCGCTCACGTTAGTCCCGGAGCCATCCGCCGCCGTATTCCCCAGCATATCGGTGGTCGCTGCCGTGGTCGTCCAGACGGCGACTCCCCTGGCGTTGTTGGCAGAGGCCGAGGTCGGATACCGGGCGATATACGTCCGGGCCACGCCGGGAGCGATGGACGGGGAGCTGGCGCCGGTCTCCGAAAGCGTCCAGAGTACCGCCACGCTGGCGGTCGTGTACGTTTGGACATCGCTCTCAAAAATATTAAATATATGTGGGAGTGGATCATCCATGATGAGGCCGGAGTATACTCTCGCGGCGTCAGAGGCGTCCGAGTAGGTCGCCTGGCTCGTAAGTCCCACACCGGACAGGCGGTGATGCCGGTTATCGAATACGATCTTGCCATCCTTGCCCTCCCGGATGAAGCCTCCCTCGGTTGACTCGACTTCCTGGAGGGCCGGGACGGTATAGGTGGCCGACTTCCAATATCTTGTGATGGTCGTCTTGCCGGTGTCGAGCGTCCGGTAGCTACTACCCGCGCCCCAGCCGGCGGCGTCCAGGATGTCGTCCACGACCTGGTCCGTCCGTTGGGAGGTAACCATCGGGACTTCGATCTGGTCGAGGTTTATCTGGCCCAGCGGCCCGGTGGCCTCAAGGATGGCCGTCGCATCGCCGCCCAGGAAAACTTGGGGAGTTATCCGGACGAGGTATCCTTGCCAGATGGCCTGATCGGACTGGGTGGTTGATGTCCCCAGGAGCCGGACGGGACGACCTGGAAGGATGTTGCCGTATATCGGGGAGTCAGCATTAAATTGATTGTAATCCCCGGACCTGTTGTCCAGGGTCGCCCGAAGCGTCCCGGCCTTGGACTTCCCCGTCAACTGGCTGGCCCGGTCCCGACCGAATGAACAAGTGATCCCGCGGACCCGGCCCATGTCGATCTCCTCGCCCGTATCTCCCCAGTCTCCGTCGTTGTTCCAATCCACCTGGAGCTTGTACGTTGCAACGACCATCTATGCCCTCGCCAGTACGCCGGAGAATCCGCCGCCCAGGACGGCATCCCGAATCACTGAGGTCACCTTCTGTTGGAAGTCATCGAAGCCGTTAACGTCCCCGTTGATCACCAGGTTGATCGTCATCCCGGCGCCGCGGCCTCGCCCCAGCGGGACGACCGCCTCCGGGCCGGACTCGCCCAGCATCGCCAGGGTGGGACGGTTGACGATGCCGCCCTTGGCTAGACTTGGAATCTCCGGTATCTGAGGCATCCCGACCGAGAATCCGCCAACTCGTCCGACCAGCGGGATGTCCACGCCGGGGACGCTGATCCTGATGGAGTTGATACTCCGGATGAATCCATTGATGGAGCCGATAACGCTATTGATGGCGCCCTTGATGCCGGTCACCATGCCGTCCCAGATGGACAGGATGGTCCCCTTGACGCTCCGGAATGTCCCGACCAGGGCATCGGTCACCGTCTTGAATTTGGCCTGGATGCCGCCCCATATCTCGTCCCAGTTGTCCTTGAGAAATAGGATGGCTTTGATCAACGGCCCCGCCGGGAGGAGCCAGCCCAGCTTGGAATTGTAGATGTCGGTTATCGCCGTCAAGACCCGCTTGACGATGGACGAGATGAAATTAAAGACCTTCTCAAAGGTGACCTTCAACGCCTTGACGATCTTGTCCCAGTTCTTGTATATAATGATCCCGGCCACGATGGCCGCGGTGATACCCAGGACGACCGCCGTGATGGGGAGCATGGATAGGCTCAACATCCCGAAGGCGCCGCTGAGTATACCGATGGACGCCGCCATCGTCGGCAACAATAACAAGATTGGCCCCAAGACCAGGGCCAACGCTCCCAATGCCGCGACCACTATCATCAGGACTTTTGTTAGTTGCGGATGCTCGGTGGAGAACGCGATCAGCTTGGTCGTCACCTTCTCCAGGATGACCGCCATCGAAGTTAACGCTGGCATCAAAGCCTTTCCGAATTCTTGCTGGAGGTCGCCCACCCGGTTCTTGAGTTGCACCATCGGGTCTGCCGCCGCCTCGGCCTGTCCGCCGAATTTAGCCATGATGGCCGCGATAACCTCGGTTGACCCGGCGCCCTTCTCCACCTCGATCCCGTAACGCTTCAGGGCGGAGGTCTCGCCGCCGATGGCCCTCGCCACCAGGGTCGAGGCCGCGCCCAGGTCCATCCCCTTCCCAGCCGCCAGGTCGAGGACCGCCGGCAACGCCGCCATCGCGGACTCGTAGTCCCCGGAGACACTGATCAAGCCCATCAAGGCGTCCCGCTGGGCCTCGTCCCCGAAGTTGGTCTTGTTTTGCTGGGCGGCGATCACCTTCTCGATGGCCGCGGCCTGGGCATCGTAGGATGTCCCGACGTTCTTGAGGGCCACATCCAACTGGGCGATGCCGATGGCTTCCTCCTGGGCGGACTTGACCGCGGAGACACCGAGCGCGGTTATCCCGGCGCCGATCGCCGAGAGGCCGACGCCGATGGCCTTGCGGTGGCGTTTGATGCCCTCCGCCATCTTCCCGAAGGACGACTGGGTCTTCTTGAATCCCGCCTCGGCGTTCTTCGGATCGGCGGTTATCTGTATCTCGACCTGGTTAGCCATCGCTCTCTGGTTGTCCCTCCTGGACTATCGCCACCATGCGGAGGATCGTTACGTCCTCGGCCATCAACTGGGATGGAAGGCATGAATACCTCTGGCAGAGGCCGTCTATCAATTCGGCCTCCTCCAGCTCCCACGGTTTGGTTATCATTCGCCCGTCGCGGTCGATGCCGCCGCCAACGTGCTTAAATCGCCCGATGGCGGTTCTAAAGGGACAGGCACCGCCGAGACCGCCTCGATCCAATGCTGGACGATGAGCATCGCCAACGACAAGGGAATCTGGAGCATCCCGGCGCCGTTGGCCGGGACTGGCTCCCCGGATGCGTCCTCCAGGTTCCACTCCATCAAGACCTCGCCGCCGAATAGCTCGGCCATCTTGGCCTGGTCGTCACCCTCAGCGGCTTGCCGGAGGGCGATGTAGTGGGCGAAGCTGACGTTCAGCTTGACCCATATCTCAGCCCCGTCGTAGTCCGTCCCGGAGAATGTAATGTGGGCGGTCTGGTCCGGGATGCGGAAGCCCTTCTTCGCTTTGGGTGTTGTCCCGTTAAGCGTGACCACTTAGGCCCACGTAGGAACTACGCCGCCGGCAAGGGCGCCCGGAGCCGACCAGGTCAACTCCCCGGATGCCGACCGGCTCAAGGCGTAGTCGGTATAGAACAACTCACCCGGCAAGGTCTGGCCGGAGACCGCCAGGGTCGTCGTCCGCGCCACGCTGGTCGATGAGACCGTCTTGAATACATCGTGGCTCATATTGCTGGCGTCGTTGAAGACGCCGCTGATCGCCACCGTGAAGTCCGCCAGGAGTAGCAGACGTTCCCTGGCCGACTTGTCCAGCCCGGTGATGTCTTGCTCCTCCCTCGGCGTGGCGATGTCGATAGACGTTATGTCGTTTGAGATCGTTCGGGCCGACCCGCCCGAGTCGTCGATGATCGCGCTCATTCCTAGACCTGATTCTTTAGCCATTTACACTCCTCCGATATTGGTGGTCGTTCCAGTTGTCCATAAATTCCAGCGGCTCCATGACCCGGTTGTCCCTGGTCAATATCGGGTCTCGCTCGACCGCTATCCTATGCCCTCCACCTTGGCCGGTGAA